TCCTGCATATTTACCACCAAGTTGAACCCACCCAGGCTTGCCATCAGAAGACTTACTCTTGCTAAACCAGTCACGCAAAGAAGAATCACCACTTTTCGACTCACTCATCCCTCCGCCGTTACCATTGCCATTTCCATTACCACCATTTCCATTACCATCACCATTAAGAGGCTTGTCAATACCGACTTCTTCTGGTTCTTTTCCATTACCAGAAAATCTTGCGGTCACCCGCATTCCTTTAGAAATAGGTTTGCACACTTTGTCGGTATAGCAGTAATAATATCCTGCTTTACACTTGCCTTTATTTTTCATATCTACAAGAGATCATGAAAATATTTATAATCCAACTATTGTTAGTGGGTTAGAGAATACCGTTGCAACTCCCGTATTTGTGTCGTACTCAATTCTATTGCTTTCATAATTGAGTTTTTTCATATTACCGAGATCAACACTATCGCTGGCAATACCAATTGCTCCACCACCTGAATTGACTTCGCTAATTAGTCTTGGCATCAGTTTGCAGTCTCTAAGACTGAGAGAAGGACTTTAAGGGATGAGTTAGCACCAGCATTTGCCTTGATGGAGTCATTGGTCTGAAGAACCAATTTTCCATCGAGTGGTACATAAGCATCACTTACGGGAACAGAAGCATCCTTGATAATTTCTGTTGTAGTGGCACTCCTCACATGGGACATAGTAAATGTAGTTGCTGCATCTGTGACATTAGTTACGTGGGCATACAGCACAATACCAGTATAACCAGTAGGCGCAGTATAGATTGTCTGATCAGAAGTAGTCAGTACAATCGTTTCTGTTTTAAATCTATTAAGTGCTAACTGTGCCATTTAACTGAGTGCTAAGATAAAGGGTGTCATTTCTGAGAAGAGACTCTTAGAGAATGCTCTTCCACTAATTGTTCCAGTATTTTGATTGATTTGTAAGTCATCACCAATTTTAAAGTTACCAGACTGATCTGTGCTGGTATAGATAACTTTTCCTCCATTTTGACTTACAACTTCATTTGCTTGAATACCAACACCGCCTCTCTTTGGAGTTGCCGTGGTAATATCATTACCAGAACCAATATATTCAAAAGTATGTGAACTAGCAATTATTTTACTTTGCTGGAAGAAATATGCCGTCGATGCAACTCCAACAGTATTAATGAGATTTTCCGCAAGAGTTAATGTGGTAATCCCAGCAGTAATTGGAGTAGAACTATTTATTGTGTAATAAGTATCCTCCATAATAGCAGTAGCAGTTGCTGTCGTTCCACTGTCTGGTGCAGAAATGGTAATCGTAGCAGTACCAGTGTATTGACTTCCTGTGCTAATGATACTAATTTCTGTTACAACTCCGCCTTCGATAGTTGCAAAAGCAGTTGCTACCTCTCCATTTGGACCTGTAGGGGATGCAATAGTAACTGATGGAGTGCTGGTATATCCACTACCTCCATTAGAGATTGTAATGGATTTTACTGACTTATAAAGTTGATCGAAATATACAACTTGTCCATCATATGGTCTAGTTGTAACTGCACCAACATTAATGGTGACATTATCTTGCCCAGCAGCACTACTAGATGTAACCACTCCAGTGTACTGTTGAGGACCAACTCCATCTGCAACTAAACCAAGAGTACCAAAACTGCAATTACTGTTTGCTAGGTCTGCTTGACCACCATTATGAACCGTAATTGCTTTATCGCAACAAATAGTGAATACAGAAACTAACTGAGCATATCCTTCATTAGTAACAGCAACTCCAACTCCACCTTGATTATATTGAGTGAATGCGTCAACATTCATTGATTTGGTTTTTACTGCCTTGTTTCCATCAATAAAAATACCAGTTCCAGTAGTGGTATCGCTAGTGCAGTTCTGGATATAAGGACCTTTCCATTTACCTCCACCAACATTAGTTGCTCCTGCTGATGGGAAAGCAACCGCAGCTGCTGGGTGAAGATGCCCAGAGAAAGTCATGTTTGCTAATTTACACGCTTTATTAACATGGAATAAGTCTTGTGTCGCATTGCTTGGCAAAACCTTGACAGTTCTTAAATCGTCTCCAACAACTGCAGTAAATGCGGGCAATACAATAGGATTATTTTCTACATAGTTGCCAGAAAGGACTTTAATTACTGTCCCCGATTGTGCAATACCAACAGCACCTGCAATAGTTAGTTTTGCATTATCAATTGACGTACCATTATTTGAGTCATTACCATCCTTTGCAACATATAGAACATTTGGTGCAGAGTTAATACCTGTAGCGGATGCATTGATGGTTACATTATTACCAAGTACCACCTCCGAATTAGTAATAGTGACAAGACCAACATTAACTGTATTATTATCACCATCAATAGTAACAGATGATTGACCAATCGTGAGAATACCTGTAATTCTTGCATCACCACGAACAAGTAAAGCAGTAGTTGCTGCACCTGTGTTTACCTCAACTCCACTTCTCGCAGTAATAAGACCAATGGAGTCTATGTTTCTTACATCTTCATATGTTGCAATTCCAGCAACACTTAAATTGCCTGAAAGTACGAGGTTTGTTCCAACAGTGTTTTCTGCTAATTGATTGGCATCTCCACCACCAACAGCAGTGCTAGCAATACCAACCCACTTAGCACCATCATAGATTAAAAGTTTTCCTTCTCCAGTCGTCTGATCAAAGGTAACATCATCAAGATCTTTGATGAATCCTGCTCCACCACCACCAATGGTAGCGATCTGCTGCTGAATTCTATTGATGAATGTTCTGTAATGATTTTGTAGTTGATCTAAAGTTACAAACTTTTGATCCAAAGGTGTTAAGGGATCATCAGAATTATTTGTAGACGGATCTCCAGGTAATGTTGGATTATCCTCAGTAAGTAAAGTCTTCTCGTTAATCTTTGAGAAAACTTCTTCTACATGATTAATACGTTCAACTAATTGAGCATTTTTCTTTTCTAATACATCAAGTTGAAGTTTATCTAAAACTTCTTTGACTTCTTCTTGGATATTACCAATATACTCATTCTGCTTTTTAAGATGAGTTTCATTGACAACGATATTGACTTCTAAGTCTTTGACAGTTTGAGCAATATTTTGCTCTACACCATTAATCTCAGACTTAAGTTCTGTATAAAACTTAGATGTATTCGTTTCTAAGTTTTCCTTTAATTCCCTTACATCCTCAGTAAGAGTTTCTTCGATAAAAGAAAATCTCTTGGAGAACTTATCAAGTTTTTTGGAATATTGACCAAATTTTTTATCTTCATGAACTACTCTACCAGTAAAATCTTTCTGTAGAGTTTCATATCTTTTAGATATAGACTCAATTTCTTCTCTATATTCTTTTACAATACCCTGAAGAGAATCAACTCTTTCGGAAGCCTTTTGTTCAACATCTTCAGATAAAGATTCTACCTTCTCCGATAAAACTTTTACTCTTGAAAGAACTTCTTCTTCGAGTTCTTTTACTTCTTTTTCAGACTTTAATTTTGTTTCTATAAGAAGATTACTATACTTAGGAATTTCTTCTTCAGTAAATTCTTTTACTCTTTCACTTAGATTTTCAATTGTTGATTTGTACGAATGAATCGCAGAGTTTATTTTCTCTTCTGTTTTTACTTCTGTCTCTGCAAAGAACTTTCTATACTTAGGAAGTTCTTCATCAATAAGATGATCTACTGTCTCATTGATGTCATTGGTTGTTACTTTTAAATCATCTTTCAGTTCAGATACGATATTCTCGTTAATCGACTGAACGTCTGATAGAGCAGTTGTAACTTCTTTGTTAACGTCTGCTTTA